TATAAAAATACTTACCACGATACTTACCCTTTTTGTATCTTTGCCGAAAATTATCGGATTATGTTTTTCTACCTCAAAGAGCCTAACGGCGACAAAGATACAATAATTATCATTCAGTATTACATAGCTGACGAAAAAAAATTGTTTAAGTACTCCACTGGTGAATGTATCAACCCTAACGATTGGGACTTTAACGCTCGTATGCCAAAGAGCAGGAAGGGGGCTGAAGGGGTGCGTTTACGAAAGATTGCTACTCATATTATGCAGTACAACGATTTTCTTGTAACTCTCATTGATAATTATAAATTGAATGGCGAAAAAATAACACGAAATAAGATAAAGAATGCTTTCGATGTTAAGTTTAAACCAGATAAGGTAGTGAATGGGTTTGAGTACTTCACAGATTTTGTAAGTGATTTTGTTTCTTCAGCCAAAGGAATGATTAACAAAAACACTGGAAAGGAGTATAGTCAATCAAGGATATACCTATACAACCTTGCGCTTGTATCTTTGCGCGATTTTGAGAATTACACGAAGAAGCAAATTAAATTCTCTGAATACAATGCGCAATTGAATGATGATTTTGTGGAATTTTGTAGGAATGAAAAGAAGTACTCGGCTAATAGTATAGGTGAGTTGGTATCATCAATAAAGGCGTTACTGAGAAAAGCAAAGGAAAAAGGATATACGATTGCTGATGATTTGGAAAGTTTTACAAAAACTAAAGAGGAAAGTATATCGGTAGCACTGTCAGAGACAGAAATTGAAAAGTTGGTAGTGTTTGATTTTTCTAATGATAAGAAATTAGAGAATGCACGTGATTTAATGATTTTGGGGCTTTGGACGGGGTTACGTGTTTCTGATGTTATGAATTTACCAGCTATTGACCCTGATAGCAAGTTTATCGAGGTTGAGCCTCAAAAAACGCGCAACACGTCAGGGGCAAAGGTAGTAATACCGCTTCATCACCATATTAAGGATATGATTAGAAAACGAGGAATGCCAACGCCTATATGTGAAAGCGTATTTAACAAACTCATAAAGGAAATATGTAGAAGTGTAGGTTTTAATGATGATGTTGAGGGAACTCTAATGAACCCTAAAACGAGGCGCAAGGAGCGCGGTGTGTTTGAGAAGTGGCAGCTAATAAGTTCGCATACTTGCAGGCGTTCATTTGCTACGAATTTATATCTGATGAATTTTCCTACACTTTCGATAATGAAGATTACGGGACACACAACAGAGGCAAGTTTTTTAAAGTACATTAAAGTAACGCCAAAAGAGCACGCTGAAAAGTTATTAGCACACTGGGAGGCGTATTATAAGGACAAAGAAAAAGCACCTAATTAGGTGCTTTTATTATTGTTGATTTTATCAACAATTAAAAAATACTTTTCTTTTTAATGATTGTATTTCTTTTGTTAGAAATTGCATTTTAAGATTATATCTATTATACATCCAATTTGTTATTTCAAACCAATTGATGTATTTTTTTACTTTTTTATGTTCAAATAGTTCTGTTTTAATATCGAACTCTACTAATAGCTTACTGTTTTCATCGCACAAAGCGTAAATGCGAATATTTGATATTTCGTATTCGTTATATGGGAAATCGTAATACAAATATTCTTGTACCATTTCTTCAGATATTAATTCTACTAATTTTATATCTTTTTTCATCTTGTAGTGTTTTTAAGTTTATTACTAATATTTTGAGCCTTTTTGCGCCTTGCTCAGGGCGTTGCAATTAGTTATTTAACGAATGAATGTCGTAACGAGCGCAAGTGTATTTTTCTTCAAGTTTTTCAAGTGCTTTGGGTGTTACAAAATAAACACCTTCTGTATATTCTGATTTTTTTATACCACGACCTTTGAGTTCTAACTTGGTGCGTACTTCATAATTATTATAGCACCATTCGTAATATACTTGTACCTCTTGTTGTTTGTTTAATGCTTTCATACTATTAATTTGTTTAATGTTATTACTAATTCTTATTGTTTGACGTTGCAAAGATACGTAAGTATTTTTAAACTTGCAAATATTTTTACAAATATTTTTACACATTTTTGTAAATATTTTTGTAGTATATTGTTTTTCAGTGATTTATATTTTTATTTTGTAGTTTAAAAATAATTATATAATTTTGCAAAATCTAAATATATATAAATATGAATGCGAATATTAAGATGTTATTCTTTTTGATTAAGAATAATAAGGTATTGGTATGCGAGAGTAATTTAACGGAGTTTGTAACATTACTCCCTGATGATATTAGGGAGTTGAGGAGTTATGATTATTTTCATAGGGAGTTTCAGAAGTCTAAATGCTTTCAATTTAAGTACAACAAGGAGTATACTTTTCAGAAGATAGTATATAAGTAGGGTATTTATGGGTAAAAATTAGGTTTGTTGAAAGTAAATAATTAGACGTAATCCTACAAAGGAAAAAAACACGCTTTTTTAAGGCGTGTTTTTTTTAGTAATAACTTTAAATATAACAAAAAAAATGAAAACTCAGAACTAAGCACGCTAAAAACAGCGTGCTTTTTTGCTGAAATGAAATACAAAAAATTAAGAATGCAAACGTATCACGTTGCAAAAGTAGGTATTACTTACATAAGTAATTGCTAACATAGATTAGCAACGATATACTACAATTGTGGGGTACTTTTGCAGTATGGAAATTCGTTTTGACATATACGACAATCAAATTACTGCTTCACAGATTGACACTAAAAAGGGCGTTATATATGGAGTAGCGTTGGCAAATCGTGGAATGAATAAGAATAATTATTATTTTTCTGATAGATTTCTGAATGAATTAAAAGAGTTTGGCAATAAGAATGAAAAGATAAAAGCACGATTTGAGCATCCTGATTTTGGTACATCTGCATTAGGTTCGTTGATAGGGTGGTTTAAAAATTTCAGGATTGAAAAAGGTAATTTGTTTGGAGATTTGTTTATAGCTGATGTAGCTAAAAAAACAATGGTAATGGGACGAGGTATTTCCATTGCTGATTATATCCTTTCAATGGCAAGCGAGTGCCCTGATATGTTTGGCAACTCCATCTTTGTGTTTGCTGATGAGATAATCGAAAAAGATGATAAAGGGGAGGATGTTGTAGGTCTAAAATTGGATTCGTGGATAGCCTCAGATTTGGTGGATGTGCCTGCTGCTACGAATGGATTGTTTTTTTCACAAAAAGAGAAACGTAAAAAGTTTAATTATATGAATATTTTAGAAAGAGTAAAAAAGGCGTTTGATTTTTCAATAAGTAAGGCTTTTGACTTGGATTTGACTCTTGCAAACGGTGATATTATTACTGTTGTAACAGAGAGCGAAAAGCCACAAGTAGGCGACAAGGTGAAGCAAAAGACTGACGGAGGCGAGGACGCTGAAAAACCGCTTGCCGATGGTGAGTATGTTTTGAAAGATGAGAGCACGCTGGTTGTAGAAGGCGGGGCTATTAAGGAGATTAAGGAAAAGGCGAGCGAGCCTAATTCTGACGATGGCAACCAAGAGGAATTTGCCAAACAATTGGAGGAATGCTTTAGCTTGGTAGCTAAAAAGATTGATGCTTTAGCAAGTGAATTTGCTAAGATAAAATCGACACAAAGTCGATTCTCAGCAGACGACAAAGGAGCAACAAGCAATGAGCCCTCTGTGACTGGAGACGGCTTAGATATGGACAAAATGCGTAAGCTTTTAGGACGTACTAAGTAATTTTAACTAAAAGATAAAATAAAAATATGGCAAATAAAGCTTTTAAAGAGTTTCTAAAAGAAGCGGAAAGAAACAAGGAGTACATCAAGAGAATTAAAGACTTGTTAGAAGAAGGACAATTTGGGTTACTTCCTTTGCAACAAATCTTTACTATTCGTGAGGGTATTGTGAAAGGCACTGAGTTTGGATATTATGCGCCAATATCGAATGTAACTCACTTAGACGAAGGATGCGGCAAGCCTTCTAAGCCACTTGATACACAAGTGCGTACTGGTTGGTTTGACCCAGTTCCTTTAAAGGTAAATGTTTCAGATTGTTATTCAACATTGGAAAAAACATTCGATGCTTGGGTTTCTAAAACTGGAGCAGACCGTTTTAACATCGATGACTCAGATTATGTAGCGTTTTTGGTTTCACTAATCGAGGGTGGCATTTTGAACGACTTCAACAGATTCGTATTCTTCGCAGACAAGAACCATTCGACAGTGGGTAGTGGTAGTGGTACACAAGTGCTTAAAACGGGATTAGACAAGGCTAATTTCAATGTACTCAATGGATTGTTTTCCCAGTTTGAAGCAATGGTAACATCTGTACCTGAGAGAAAGATTACTATTGATGAGAATGCACAGGCAAATTATGCCGGACAGCGTGCCCTTGCAGATGATAGAGCTTACAAGGTACTCTGTCAATTGAAAGATATTGCAGGCTTTAAGTCAGGAGCTTCACCTGTGTTTGTTATTACACAGAGTTTAGCAACCAACTTAACACGTTTTATGCGTAAAGAGTTCCGCAATGAGCAATCGTTTAAGATGGTTGAAGGCGGTTATATGGTATCAGAGTTCGAAGGTGTACCTGTGGTTACCTCTGAATGGTTAGACGATATGATACGTTCTAACTTTGACGACGGCACTAAGTGGCACAATCCACACCGAGCCCTGTTGCTTGACAAGAACGAATGCCAAATTGCTATTGACAGTATGGGAGCGCTTAAAGACATAGGTGTTGAGTACTTGGGCGGTGATATTGAAAAGGTCTTTTTGAAGGCTTCTTACCGTGCAGACTTCCAACGTGTGATTGGCAATACCGGAGCAATGGCGATTTAGTAATGATTAGTGATAAATGGTTAATGTTTAGTTAGCCATTTATCATTAACAATTAAACATTAAAAGAGAAATTATGGCAGAATGTATTAATGCTTTAAGTAAAGATTTGACCTTTGATTGTAACGACAAGGTGAAGGGTATTGAGAAGCGTATTTTGCTTATCAATAGAGCCGATATTGACTTTGCGGCAACCACAATTGAAGCCGACAAAAACAAAATGAACACGCTGGTGCTGAAGAGTGGCAAAACGGGATATTTCTTTGATAATTTCAAGGAAACTCATATCTCAGAGAGCATTAAACCTGAGATTTCAGATGATGATTTCAACGGGTATAAACACTCAATAGGTATTACAGTGTATGGCAAGAGTGCTGATGATTACGCGCAAATTGACCAATTTGTAAACGGGGCGCAATTAGTTGCAGTAATTGAGCACAAGGTAAAGGGTGCGAGCAGTTTTGATGTATTGGGCTTCTTTGTAGGATTAGAGGTTACTGAGGGCGAGGGTCGCACTAATGGCGGCGCTTTCAAACTTACAATCGCAACGCCTGCAAACCAGAAAGAGCCTAATGTTGCTTTGAAGTGGCTTGAAACCGACTACGCAACCACTAAAAAGAAATTCGACAAAAAACTGGCAGCGTAATGAATTTTACAGAAAAAAGTTTAAATGAATTGCTCAATGGTGGGTACGAAAAGGCGGTGGGGGAGGATAAGAATACCTTCATCGCCTTTTATGCTTACTTATTTGACGATAGCGATCCGTGCACGACTTGTGGCAATAAGTTGAGCGAGTATTGGAATAGGCTCGTGAATGAGGACAAAGAAAAATTATATAAAAAGTTACATATTATGGCAAAGAAAAACACACAAGATGAATTAGCTAATGAGCAAATTAGTGAATTAGAAAATGAAAAGACTATTTCCTCAAATGAGGAGCAATTGACAAACGAGGATAGTAATGAACCTTGCAAATTCAGATTGCGATCTGGCATTACTTCATTAGCGATTGATTTTGGTAGCAGTGAGTTGTTTAACAATGACACGCTAACGAATGATATTGCATTGCGTTACTTGAAGATTAACCCTAATAGGATTGCGAACTTTGATTTGTATCCTGATAACTGGAAGGAATTGATTGGCGAATTAGCAGATTAATAAATTAGACGATGACAAGGCTTAAGGCGATAGAATTAGCAAAAGAGGAAAGACGTACGAATAGTGATAAGTTTAAGGGCTTTCCGTACTTGGCGAATGGATTTGGCAATGATTACCCGACAATCATAGAGCAGTTGGTGGCAGGTTCGCCAACTGCTCGTGCTTGTGCGGGTGTGATTGCTGATTTTATATATGGGCGCGGCTTTGCATTGGAAATTGAAAAGAGAGAGTTGGCAAGGTCGCAAGGGGTCAGATTTAGAAAAGATGAGTTGTTCATTAATGATAAACGGGAGACCCCTAACGACTTGCTCAAGAAAGTAGCCAGAAGTATTGCAATACATAAGGGCGCATTCGTACACGTAAATTACAACGGCTTCTATGAGAAAATAAGCGTGCAGGTGTTGCCTTACAAGAATTGCCGATTAGGGGCGAAAGACAGTAACGACTATCGAGGTAAGGTGCTTGTATATAACGATTGGGATAAACTAACAAACTACAAGGATAGGGATGAGAATTTAGTTGCTATTGACCGATACGACCCCCGCCCTAATGTTATAGAAGCACAAGTAGCTAAGGCAGGAGGATGGAAAAAGTATAAGGGGCAAGTGTTTTTTTTAAACCTTGATAGGAATGATACCTACCCGCTGGCGTGGGCTGATGTAGTGTTGCGTGATTGTGAGAGCGAAAGATTATCGAGTGTATTCACAAGGAATGGCTTTAAAAAAGGCTTTTTCGGTACTTATGCTGTTGTTACGACTCCAATAGAAAAAGAAGAGGAAAGGCAAGAGTTTAGAGATGAATTGAAAAAGAGCATAGGTGTAGAAGCCGAGCAATCTGTATTTCACTTTGAAACCGAAATGCAAGGCGATAAGTTGGAGAATAACATACTGATAAAACCTATAGAGAGCAATATCAAGGCTGATATGTTTCAGTATGCTGACCAAAAAACAGCGAACAATATACGCAAGTCGTATGGTAATATACCGCCCGTGCTGATTGATTACGTTGAAGGAAAATTAGGCAATACATCGGGGGAAAGTTTGAAAGAGGCGCGTATCTTTATGCAAGAGCAAACGCAAGAAGAACGCCAAGATGTACAAGAGATGTTCGAGGAGTTATTCGATGGTTTTGTAAGAGATATTTCGACAAACGGACTTTTTGAAATTAGCAAATTAGTATGAAGTTATTAGTTAATAAGCAAGAATGTAGCAAATATTTGAGTGTTTCTCTTTTTCGCAAAGATGAAGAGTTCAAGCGTTTTATTAGGGAGGCGCAAATGTTTGACTTGAAGGGGCTGGTTTGCGAGTCTTTTTACCAAGATTTGACAAGCGAAACGCCCGTGAGAGATTACACGTTATTGCTTGATGGGGGTAGTTATACCTTTGAGGGTAAAAAGTACGAATTTGCAGGGCTAAAAGCGGTATTATCGTACTTTGCGTACGCTCGTTATGTATTCGTGGGGCATCAAGTTGATACGCCAATGGGTATTAAGGTGAAAGAAAATCAAGACGGGGAGACTGTTAGCCAAACTGAAAGGCGTGATGTACGCACAATGTATAAGCAACAAGCAGACTTGCTATGGCAAGATTGCGAGCGTTACCTTGAAAGGAATAAAACACTATTCCCCGAATATAGATGTAATAGTGGGTGCGGTGAAAGCAACCGAATTAATAAACCAAGAATGAGAATGCAACTGATATGAAATGTATAGAAAGCATAAAAGATATAGTGTTAGATTGCAAATATAGACCTACAAAGGGGCTCAAACATAGAGTGCTGGTGATACCTTACAAGGATATTGATAGGCGATATACAGCAATGAATGAGGATAAGAGTGTTATTACTCATTTTCAGTTGTATCCTACTAAGAGAGGATATTTGTTTGAACTCTCAAACGCTTTTAAAGTGAATGGTTCGCAAAAGTTAAGCGGCGGCTTTGTACACGAGTTATCTATAAAGATAGACAAGGCGAATAGCGATAATATTGCCACGATGAATGCATTAACAAAAGGAACTTATGTACTTGTTGTTGAGACGATGAGCAACACATTTGAAATATTAGGCTATGATGCTGGTGTAGTGGTGAGTTCTATACAAAGAGACTATGCGGGTAACGTTATAGGACTAACTTTTGTCACACCAAGCGATGTAAAAGAGTTACGAATGGTTGCGTTGTGGGGAGAGGTAGACTATATTGCGATGAGCAAGAAATTTGAAAATAAGGCATTGGTAAGATATAACTTACTTAAAGGCACGAAAGACTTTGAGTTGAAAAATGAACCTTATTACCTACGAGATAACTATGCAGGCGGCACGGTAATAATTAATGAAACTTTTAGAGGAAATAAGGTACGCAAGTTAGTTAGTAATTGGCAAGGTTTTACAACTACATCTATATTGTTACCTATACCTACTATTATTTCGTTTTGGGCTAAGACAAGAAAAGTAGGTGTAAAATTTTATTGTACAACTCAGACAGATGTAACATATATCAATGGACAAGATATTATACCAGATGGTGAATGGCATAAGTATATTATTTACAGAATTAATGGTATAAAAACTTATAATAATGGTAATCAAGGGTTCGTTGAGTTTTATAAAAACTCACCCTTTGGTATAGAAGAGTTGTATGTATCGTCTTTTAAAATTGAATATGATAAAATTGGTACAGATTATAGTGATTTCAATATAAGTCAATTTGGAGTGAATTTATTATTACATTCATCTGTTAGACGAAAAAATAGTGACTATAGACTTTGGGTTTATAATGTAGATGAAGGTATTGATGAAGGAGAAGAAGTAACGGTTACATTAAAGGGTATTTTAGGAGAAGGTAAAAGATCATTCGCGTTCAATGTAAATGGAAAAACTAATTTAGTTGAATTAGATAGTATTGGGGTAGGGTATTGGCAAAAAACAACTAAATGGCAAAAAGGAGGAAATAATAATGAATTGTGGTTGTACGTTGTAGAATCTAATATTGTTATAGATAGCGAAGTAGAGTGGATAAAATTAGAACGTGGAGTAAATTGTAATGGTTTCATAAAGAACGATAAAGATAAAATAAAAAATGAAAACTTTTTTATAAATTCAAATTTTATTAATTCTGATTCCATATCGGTATCTGAAGGAGTAGAAATAATAAATAAAAACAATGAAAAATTGAATGAATATCACTGTCATAATGGAAGCTGGACAACCGCATCAATACCTATAAAAGAAATAGAAAATCTATTAGAAAAGGATGTAACTATTAGTTTTGATTTTAAAATATTGTCTGGAGATATGAAAATTCCAAAATATTATCAAAGTGAAAAAACTGGTTATATGGATTTATCAATTGTAGAGGGCGATATAAAGCTGAATGAGTGGATACGCGTTTTTAAAAATTTTACTTTTAAAGATGGATATAATGCTCATATTTCTTTTACAGAAATGAATGGCAGGTATCAATTACGTAATTATAAATTAGAATTAGGTGTTAATCCTACTGATTATTAAATAAAAAAAACTATGAATAATTTTAAACGAAACTTAATAGGTAAGGACAAATTGCTACATTCAAAGGTAGGCAATTGTATGTTGGTGCTATTTTTTGCACTGTTTTTTAAATTTTGGAGCGTTGGTACTGCTTTTGTTTTAGCGTTAGCCGCTGTATTATTGGCTGGGCTTGCAAAAGAGTTGTACGACAAGTGCATCAAACGCACGTTTATTGATTGGTGGGATATAGTAGCGAGCATTACGCCTTACCCTATTGTAAAACGCATAAACAAGGAGGCTAATGGATAAGTTTATAAAGTGGCTACTCAAAGCCAAAATAAAGATAGCGATATGGGCAACGCCGTTGGTATTACTCTTCTACTTTGATGATAAGATACATCTAAGAGATAGGGTGTATTACTTTTTTGTGGTATTCTTTAAAAGTGTACCGTTATTGCTATTGTATGCCTACTTCTCATCGGATAAGGAGCAGAACGCTATTTTTTACGCGGGTATAGCGGTGGTACTAATGCTTGATATGATAGCTGGTGCTTGGTATCACTTTAAGAAAGGAGATTTTGATTTTGTAGAATTACTTAAAGGCACGATTTTTAAAATGGCAATCATAGCAATAGCCTTTATATCTCTATCAATACTGAATATACCTTTGAGCAGGACAGATGTAGGAAAAGCTTTTGAAATTACAATACAGATGATTTCGTTATTATACCCAGTGAAAGATATAGCGAAAAATCTTTTTGTACTTTCAAACGGAAAATTTCCTCCTGAGTTCTTTATGAAAGCACTCTATAACTATGAAAAGAGTGGAAAACTGAGAGAGTTTTACGAAAAAGTAAATAATGGTATTACTCCTAACGAATTAGAAAACAATAAAACAGACGAACAACAATGAGCCCAAAAGAATTTATAAAGCAGTACAAACCATTTGCACTCGAAACTGAGTGCAAAACGGGTATATCGCACCTCTTTATATTGGCGCAAGCGGCGTTGGAAACTGGTTGGGCTAAGAGTGTGCCAGGGAATATGTTTTTTGGAGTAAAAGCGGGCAAGGACACGCCTGCTAACAAAAAGCAGTTACTAACTACAACGGAGATATTAAGCGGTCCTAATTTAAAGCACTTGTTTCCGTTGGTTATATCGGTGAAGATGTTACCTAATGGTAAATACAAGTATGAAGTGAAAGACTGGTTTAGGAAGTACGACACCCCCGAAGAATGCTTTACAGACCACG